AATATTGTGATCAAATTGGCCAGACTACATGTCACCGGTGCCGATATCGCTCGTTGGTTTGGTGTCAGAGAAGAAACTATATTCAGCAGATTCCGTGAAGACATGGAATTGGCTCGTGCTGAAACTCGCATGCGACTACGCGACAAGATTTTACACAAAGCATTAAATGGTGACACCACTATGCTTATATGGGCATCTAAAAATTTACTTGGATTTTCCGATTCTGGTCCAGTCAATGACGATGATCGCAAACCTTTGCCATGGACTGATGACTGATGCCATTGAGTGATCCACAAAAAATCATAGCCGACAGCGGAGCCAGGTTTCGAGTTGCGGCAGCAGGTCGTCGTTTTGGCAAAACGCATATAGCCGTGCGTGAATTGGCCCGTGCCGCACGATTGCCCAGCCGAGTTTGTTGGTATGTGGCACCCAGTTACAGGATGTGTCGGCAGATAGTCTGGGACAAACTCAAAGCCAAGATGATATCATTGAATTGGGTCAGCAAGATCAATGAAAGTGACCTACGCATAGAACTTAGAAATGGCAGCATTATCGCATTACGCGGTGCCGACAATTTTGATAGCCTGCGTGGTGTAGGTCTTGACTGTTTAGTCATGGACGAAACCGCTGACATAGATGAAAGAGCCTTTACTGAAGTACTGAGACCAACCCTGGCCGATCGTGAAGGTCGTGCTTTGTTCTTAGGCACACCCAAAGGTCGTAATTGGTTCTTTGATCTCTATCAGCGTGGCCAAGATCCCACAGAACACAGTTGGGAGAGTTGGAGTTGGACCACGGCAGACGGCGGGCAAGTCAGTGAGGAAGAAATTGAGTCAGCCAAAAGAGATCTTGATTCAAGAACATTTGAACAAGAGTTCCTGGCATCATTTGTCACTCACAGTGGTGTGATATATTACAATTTTGATCGCACCAGCAACATCAAAGAATTCACCGATCAGATACCCAATGACATCTATGTGGGTCTTGATTTTAATATTTCGCCGATTTCAGCGGTAGTGGCTGCTCGACACGGTGACACGCTACATGTATTCGACGAAATCAGCATTTATGGCAGCAACACTGATGAATTAATTGAAGAAATGCGGATTCGTTATCCTCGACAGAGAATCATTGTGATGCCAGATCCATCTGGAGTGGCTCGAAAGACGTCGGCTGGTGGACGAACAGACATAACAATATTAGAAAACGCAGGATGGACTGTGAAATACCGTCGATCCCACCCACCAGTAAGAGACAGGATCAATGCTGTCAATAGTTTGTTGAAGAATGCCAACGATCAGGTGCGTCTTTGGATCGATCCCCGATGCCGCAAATTGATCGAATGTTTGGAAAAGCAGACCTACAAAGATGGCACGCAGATTCCTGACAAAGATTCGGGTTTTGATCACATGAATGATGCTCTCGGCTATCTCGGCGAGTATCTATTTCCCATTAGAAAAGATCAAGAAGAATTTGAACCATTGCCCTGGAAAATGGGCACAAGGGCTAAAAAGACCTTTTAGCACCATTAAATACGACAAAGGTAGAGACGATGGCTTATAGCACACAAGAATTAATGAAAGTCCATCCTGATTACGCACAAAATCAGAAGAGATGGCAATTTTTAAGCGATTCATATGAAGGTGGTGCGGCCTACGCCAGGGGTGGATATCTCACACGCTATGTTTACGAAAGCAGTGATGAGTTTGAGGATCGCATAGCACAGACCCCATTGGACAATCATTGTCGATCAATCATTTCTATTTTTAATTCTTTTATTTTCGCTAAGCCTCCCAAGAGAGAACTCGGTGACATCAGAGAAAATACATTGATACAAAATATATTGGCAGATGCTGATCTTGATGGTCGTAGTTGGGACAGTTTCATGCGTGATGTCAACACACAAACATCTATATTTGGACATGCCTGGGTAATTGTTGACAGACCCAATATCGAATTAATGACTCGTGCTGATGAGATAGCCATGGGTGTGCGACCATATGTCAATCTTTATTCGGCCATGAATGTTTTAGACTGGCAATATCAGCGGGCCGCTAATGGTAGATATGAATTGGTCTATCTCAAAACACTAGAATACGAAGATGAACACAGTGCGGTAGTCAACCTATTCTATCCCGATCGTGTGGATCGTGTGCGTTATACCAGGACCAGCCAGAATGGCCAACTCATAAGTTCTACACCCACAGTATTGGGTCGTATACCAGCGGTGTGCGTGTATAGCCAACGAAGTAGTGTGCGTGGCATAGGTATCAGCGACATCAATGACATCGCAGATGTACAGCGTGCCATCTATGATGAGTTAAGTGAAATTGAACAACTGATTCGCATATCTAACCATCCCAGTTTAGTGTCCACACAAGATGTCCAGGCCATGGCTGGAGCCGGTGCTAGGATTATTGTAGATCAACAGACCGATCCCGGACTCAAACCTTATCTGTTACAACCTGATAGTCAAAGCCTTGATGGTATCAGGGCCAGCATCAGTGACAAGATCGATGCCATCAACAAGATGGCCAATGTGGCATCAGTGCGTGCCACAGCAACAAGAACAGCATCCGGCGTGGCGTTAGAAACAGAGATGCGTTTGCTCAACGCACACCTCACGCAAAAAGCCGACAATCTAGAATTGGCCGAGGAACAGATCTGGGAGATCATGTTTGAAATGATGGGCATGCCCGGGTATATGTTTGAGATCGACTATCCAGAATCATTCAACACACGAGATCGCATGGCTGATCTCGCCATGATAGAAAAGGCCAAACAAGTGTTGGCCTTGCCCACCACTGGCAATGGCACAGTGGATATGATCCTGGGATCAGAAGCCTTGATGACACTGGAGTTGGATGAGTCGCAGATGCGAGAGATCCAAGAAAGTTATGAACGCGGAGAATTTGATGAATCTGTCACAGATGTCGAAGATGAAGAACAACAATCACGACAGTATCCCGATGGTGAACCCATCGACCCACGACTACCAGCGGCCTATCAACCAGCCAGCAATCCTGAAGTTCCAGAAGGCCAGAACTGTGAGAACTGTGAATACTATCAATCGGGCCAGTGTAGTGCCTGGGGTGGTGCTTCAGTGAGACCAGTGTATTGGTGTGCTCGCTGGGAAGCCCAGGAAGTTGAGGAAGAATAATCAATCATGCCTTTGAAAGTGTGTGCTTTGCTGATCAAACGACCCACCAATGCCGAAATCACCTTGGCTATGATGGCACAAATGCGTGCGGCGGCCATAACACACAGACCCGAATGGCAAACATTGTCTGATTTAGAAATAATCAAACAGGTTTTATCTGGCATCCAGGACCTCAAGATCCAGGGTGCCATAAATAAATCATCAACCACGACGAAAGTCGGTTCACTCATAGAGGAGAAGTAATATGGAACAGCAAACGCTGGATCAAGGCACTGACGCCGCGATGGATATCGAAAGTCAGGAAGCGAACAGTCAGACTTCACGTAGTTTCACGCAAGAAGATCTTGACAAGATAGTCGCTGATAGAGTTGCCAGAGAACGGAAAAAATTTGAGAAACGCTTTGAAGGCGTGGACATGGACCGTTACCGTCAACTCACCGAGGCCGAAGAGGCCCGCAAGTTGGAAGATCAAAAGAAACGCGGTGAATTTGAGAATATACTCAAAGAAACTGTAGGCAAGAAAGATTCTGCGATCCAACAACTCAAACAGGAGTTACACTCCATCAAAGTAGATGGTAGTTTGTTGAGTGTGGCCAGCCAAGCCCGAGCAGTCAACCCCGAACAGGTGGTGCGACTACTCAAAGATCAAGTTAGATTAGGCGAGTCAGGTGATGTTGAGATCCTAGATCCACGCACTGGACAGGTTCGTTACAATGATTCAGGTGAGGCCATGGCCATGTCTGAATTGGTCAACGAATTCCTCACAAGCAATCCTCACTTTTTGGCTGCTGCTCCTGGCGGTGCTGGAGTCCAAGGCAACACACGCACCAAAGGCGTGGAAAGCGTTGATCCCAGCCGACTGGACCTCAATGATCCAGAACAGAGAAAGATCTATGCGGAGTGGCGTAAACAAAATTATACCAATGTCCGCAAGATCGGTTAAAAATTTGCCAACCATAAAGGAGACTTATAAATGGCTATCGATTCAATCCTAAAAACCACCGACGCAAGTCCTGGTGGTCAAGCGTTATTCGCAAACATCGTCCAAGAGGCGATCTTCACAGCACAAGAGCGTAGCGTCATGCTGCCCCTGGTGTCTGTGTATGACATTTCCGCAACAGGCG